TCGTTGGTTTGTCCCGGCACCAAGGTGATCTCGGCGTCGGGGTTGATAAGATTAGCTTTGACCACAATGCTGCCGTCGTCGGGCAGGACCACATCGGCGAGGCTGCGGAGGAATCGCTTGCTGCTCATCGTCTGCATGTTGTAGCGCCGGGTCTTGATGGTGCCGGTGACTTGGGATTGCAGGCTGCCTCTTGGCTCGTCGTCCTTGCCGTTGCTGTTCTCATCGAGGAGATACAGCTTGCCGGTGCGGCGGACGTTGAAGATGCGGCGGACGTTGCTGTAGGTGCCGACGACGAGGGCGTCCACGCCGATGCCATAAACGTCGCGGCTTTCCCATTGGTCATTGAGGGCCGACCAAGTAACGACCAGATCGTTGGTCTCGTCGGGCGAGGCCAGCGTCGGGACGGCGAGGATGTAGCGGTTGGAATGCCAGATGCCAAAGGCGCGTTGCACCTTCGACTGGTCGATGCGCTCAAAGAGGTCGGCGACCGGATCACTGAGCGGCTTGGTGTCGCCGCGCAATTTCAAGTCGAGCTGGGTGTCGAGGCGATAGACTCCCGCGTCCGAGAGGAAGAAAACGAAGCGGCCGGCGGTCACGATGCTGTTGCGGGCGCTGCACCCGATCTCGTCGGTGACGAGTTCCAGCTTCGCCACGGCGGTGTCGATGGCGAAGTCGCTGCCATTGGTCGCGGGGAATTGCGCCAAGGTAGCGAGCCAGATGCTCTTGCGGCAGAAGACAAGTGCGCTGCCCTCAACCCATGGATGCACGGCCATAACAAAGTCGCCTCCCCCGGCGCCGGTGCGGAAGGATTGCCAGAATGGGTCGTAGAGATCCGCGTCAAGGTAGTCGGAGATGGCAACTTGGTCGCGTCCGTCAGGGATGATGAGGCGGTTCTGGATGTAACTGGCCCAGCCGACCGAGCGCATACGCTTGTAGGTCGGTCCTTCGGCGGGCACGCCGCCCGCAGCGCGGACGAAGCTGCCGCTGCCGGTCCAGTAGATCGGCGGCTTGACGCGGCGGACGCGGATGTCAGCAACTGCGGTGGTAGCGGTGCCGCTCGGCACGGTGATCTCAAAGGAGTTGGTATTCACGTTGGTCGCCAGAATGTCGAACTCATGGCCGTCAAAAGCGGCGACCGTGCTTCCCTCGATGCGGACACGCTGACCGGCGCTCAGGCCGTGCGTGTTGACGTTGACCGTGGCGGTCGTTGAGGAAACCGTGATGCCGCTGGCGTTGGTGAACTGCTGCTTGAAAGTCGTGGTCGGATCAATCGTGGCTTCGCGCAGGATATACAAGCGGTCGTAGGCTTGGACGATGCTGACGTTGTCCTGCGGATCAATCGTCTCATCCGGCGAGCTGGGATAGCCCACCGTGACAACGGTGTCGGTCGGCGAGGTGTTGCGCCAGAGGAAGGCGCTGCTGGGTCCGGCCATGACGACGTATTCCTGCGCATTGTCGTAGTTGCGGGAGGCGAAGACTCCGGCGCCGAAGATGCCGCCGCCGTAGGTGGTCTTGACAAGCGGCCCCGCGTTGGCGAGTAGTGTGCCGGTGGCATTGGCCGCCGGTGTGCCGGTCATGGTGTAGGTAAAGGTGCTGCCGCTGGCGCCCGCGATGGCGAAGTCGCCGTTGTAGAACGTGGCGTCCGCTCCGGTCGCGCCGCGAATGTTCACGGTCTGCCCGTTGGTGTAGCCATGGGCGGACGCCGTGGTCACGGTGGCGGTCGTGCTGCTGAAGGTGATTGTGTTGATCGACTTGTCCGCCGCGAGGTTGAAGGAAAGCGTGAGCGGTTCATCCGCCGTGCTGATGGCGTCGGCGAGGCGCTTGGCGCCCTTGCGAGTTTGCGCGACTCCGCGATCCAAGCGCATGTTGACGCTGTCTTGCAGCATTCCGGCTGGCAAGGTCAGCGGGTTAAGGCGTGAAGCGAAGCCGATGAAGCCGTTGTCGCCGTCGCGTTGGACTGGAGATTCTAATGCCATTAGTTAAGTGCTGCCTTCAGTCTGCTTTTGAACCGCGCCGCATCGGCGGGTGAGATGTCGTTCTTGCGCGTTGGGGCGACCTGCTGGTGTGTCAGCACGCGCGTCATCGGAATGCCCCACTTTTTCATGCGAGGGACGAGGTATTCGATGGCGCTGTCCATTGCGTCTTCGCCCAGTGGATCGCTGTATGTGTTGCCGGACCAGCTCACGCCGAGCGACCAGCTATTAAGGTCAGGGCGACCAAGCCAACTTGATTTTCCAGCGTGCCAGCAGCGGTCGGTGTCTTCACCGAAGACTGTCCGGCGGCCGTCGCGGGCGATGAGAACGTGATAGCTCACCTTACTTGCGGGGTTGGCGATCCACTCGACACCACCAAGGTAGCTTCCGTCTGAGTGGTGCAGGACAATCGCTTCCGGCGTAATCCGGCTGGTCTGTTTGTTCGGTGTGAACACTCGGCGCTGGTCGTAGCTCTTGGTGCCGCTTGCGGTTGTGGAGCTGGTTGTGGATGCGAATGGCAAGCTCGGCGAGGCTGGCACTGGGCCAGTCGCAGACTTTTTGCCAAACAGTCTCTTGATCCACTTCCACATGCGCTTACTTCTTGTAGCCGTCCGTCTTGGGCTGGTGCGTGTAGGTCAGCGTGGCTTGCTGCTTCAAGAAGTCATACCCGATGGTCACGCAGCCAGCCGCAAGAGCAGCCCAGCATGCGGCGAGGATCGCAACTGCAATGGCTTTTGTGGCGCGGGCGGGCATGGATTCAGAGGCGGGCGGTGTTGTCCTTGGCGACAATCAAGCCCCAACCGGCGAGCAGGCTCGCGGCGATGAGGCCGAGGTCCGGCACGCTGCCGTTGGCCAAGAACTCGCGGCCAGCGGTCGAGAGCGAGGCGATGATTGTGAGGATGCCGAGGAGTGTGGTTTTCCAGTTTCTCATTTGTTTGCTTTCTGTTTTTTGCGGAGGTCGTGAAGGACCGAAATTAGGGTGACAATGCCGACGGCGAGGCCGACACATAGACCGGCGACCCTTAGAGTCGTCTCTAAATGGGGCAGCATAGAAAACACCGAGGAGCCGATAGACGTCGCCGTTCCGATGACGCCTTTTTCCGTCGTTGTGAAATGGTGATGGAAGTGCGTGATGCTCATAGCCAGACCCTCCGTTGCTGGGTCGGAGTGACGCTGTAGTCTGCCGCCGGATCTGGCCGGTCGTCGGTCACGCGCAGATTAAGATGCCAGCCGTCAATCGGCGTGCTGACCGGATTCTCGGGGTCGGTCATGTCGGTCTCTGCCAGCACACCCACCGGATCAAGAGCAAAGCCGGTGCCGCTGGTCTGCCAGCCGGTCTCGGCATCATAGTAGTCGGCCAGCGCTGTTTGGGCCGTGGCCTCGTTGGGGAATTTGTAGAGGTAGTCTTGCATATCAGGCGGTTTTAGGGCTTAATTGCGGCATGGATAAATGTGCCCGTTGTTCCTGTGAAATTCCCTCTGGCGGCGTTGGCTGGCATGTGTGCTTCGACCCTTGCCATGAGCGCAACATCTGGGGTGGCGACACCTTTGAGACCCGCGCCTATCTGTGCGCCGAATGCGGTGAGCACTTGGCCAGCGTGAGCGGAATTGAGGACGAGGTTGGTGCTCATTAGGTCGTTAGCTGTTGCAGCAGCGTGTTGCTCAAGCGGCGGGGCCAGTAGGCGATCTTGCGGATGTGGCCGTTGAGATAGCTGGCTGCTCCTTGGAGCCTTCCCAAAACCATGTGCGTGTTTGCGGAATTCAACGTCACTGACGTATCAGCGGTCGTGAGTGTTCCGTTCACCGCCGACCTTGCGTCATTGGCAGCAAATGCAGCGGCGATCTTGGCGATAGCTCCAGAAGAAACAGAAACGCCGCCGGTCACCTCTATTACGCCAGATGTCCTATATTGGAAGCTGGCAAGAGTTCCGGTTGGAGCGAAGAACAAGACGAAACGGTTGTTGGCCGAAGATGCTTCTGCAAATTGAACGATATCAGCGGACTGCGCATAAGTGGCAGGAGCCTCCGCAAACAACGTTCCCTCGCTCTGATTATAGAAGCTGGCTATCGGCGTGACGACCGCACTGTCCGCTGCGCGGGTGGCGGCGGCGGTGGTCGTCGGGATGTAGGACGTGGGGAAGGCGCCTTGCTCTAGCTGCGGGGCGGCTATGCGGAGCGTTAGGTCGATGGCGTTGCCGTTGGTGTAGACGATGTTGACAAAGCTGTTAACGCGCTCAACGGTTGCGTCTGTGAACGCAAATGTTGCTGATGAACGCTGCGTCGAAAGCGCGGCGGATGTTGGGGTGATGGTGGGTTGGGACGCTTGCCCTGCAACGCTTGTTCCGCCAGCAACGCGACCCGAAATAGTGTGCCGCACAGTGGCATTCGATAGCGAGCCAGCGACCAGTTTGTAATACGCTGAAGCTGCCCATGTCTGTCCATTGGCGGCAACAACTTGTGTGTTGGCTTCAAAAAATATAGTGACCGAAGAAGAAGCGGAAGGCGTTCCGCTAAATTTGATGTCGATGTAGGACAATCCTGCTTCAGTCCCAGTGCCGATGATTTCAGTAGAAACGCCATTTGCAGCAGCATTTGCAGATGCCCAATGCGTCGGAACCGCTCCACCACTCCCAATCACCCCATTGGTCGAACCACCAGCCTGCGAGTTGCGGATGCTGTTGGTTCTGGCCTCCTCGATGAGCAACCCGCGTGACGCTCCGGTCGCGGGATCGTGGTCGAAGCGAGGGACGTTGCTTCCGGCGGTTTGCAGGGTGCCGTTGGCGTCGAAGAAGGTGGCGTTGCTGGCTCTTGTGAAGGTGATCGCGGGGCCGACACCATGATCCAGCGTCTTCAGGCCGGCGAAGTCGCGGGAGAAGCTCGGCGCCGTTTGGCTGGCGCGTCTGGAAAATGGCAGCGGCATGGTGTCTTAGGCTGCGGTCTCTAGCTGTAGGCTCAGGCGCACGCGGATGTCGCTGGCGGCGGTGAAGGTCGGCGTGCCGCCGGTTGTGGCGGCAACGAAGA